GTTGACCTTCAAGGTCGGGGTTCCCGAGACGGTGTAGCGCAGCGGCCACGCCTGGGCGACCCCGTCGCCGAGCCACGCGTCAGTCGGGGCGGTGTTGTACGGGTCTCCGGCCTTGATCGTCTGCGACGCGCCCTGAACCAGGATCCGGTTGCGGATGCTGCTGCCGTCCCACTCGTAGGCCTGCTGGCCGTCGTTCAGCATGTGGCCCTGGGTGACGCTGCCGCCCGCGGTCGGGGTCGTCGTGAACGTCACCCCGCTGTCCAGTGCGGTGCTCGCGTCGTAGAAGTGCAGGTTCAGCGTGTCGTCCACGTACCAGCCGAAGGGCGTCACCGACCCGGCGAGGGTGGCGAGCCTCTTCCACGCGTCCGAGAGGCTGCTGTAGTTCAGCACGAAGCTGGCGAGCAGCGGGCCGCCGGCGACGTAGCCGCCCTGGCCTACGTGCTGGGCGGTGATCCCGCAGCCCGCGCGGCCGGTCAGCGCGACGATGATGTCCTGGGTATACCAGCCGTTGAACACCCCGCGGACAAGCGCGTTGTCCGCGTAAAAGGTGTAGTCGGTGCAGTTGAGCGTCCACTCGTTGCGGTTCGGGCCGTCCGGCATGAGCGACGGGGTGTGGCACACGCCGCCGAAGAGCGTCTGGCCTGCCGTCGCGTCGTGGAGGCGCACGCGGGACATCGGCGGGATGCGGAAGTGGGGCGTCCCGTGGTACTCGTCGACCAGCGGCAGGACCGCCGCGTCCCCTTGCCTTCCGAAGTTCTGGGTGATCGTCATCTGCTGCGAGTGGCCCGTGTACGCCAGGTAGTCCGTGTAGTCGGTCGCGGAGCCGCCCGGCGGGGTGACCGTCAGGGTGACGGCCGGGCGGGCGATCGCCATTCCGCCCCCCCCCCCGGATTGCCTTTCCGCCGGAATTAACGGCGAATGCGGAATTAAGGAATGGCCGCTAAACGGTCCTTATCTTGAAACCGGCCGGCGCGAGCTGCTTGACCACCGCTTTACCGACCTGCGCGGCCAGGGCGTTCATCGCCGCGGGCGACGTGACGACTGCGCCCCGGAGGTCGATGGTCAGGTTCATGCTCCCGTTCGCGCCGCCGCCCGCAGACCCCCCGGCCGACAGCGCGAGCGTGGACCCTGTCCCCGCTGTCAGGCTGCCGCCCTTGCCGAGGGCCACGGAGGCGGCGAGCTGCCCCGCCGCGGACGAGACAACCCCCTTGGACGCGAGCATCCCCTGGGCGAGCTTGGACGCGATCGACTTGCCGGAGTTCGACGGGTCGCCCGAGCCGCTCAGCGGACCCTGCTTGGCCGGGGAGAACGGCAGGAACGACTTGATCGTCGACGCCACGCCGGAGACGGTGCTCTCGACGTCGCCTATCGCCGACTCGATGCCGCTGACCAGGCCGTGGATGATGGACGCTCCCGCGTTCCACAGCAGCCGGCCGACGTCGCCCAGGGCAGAGGTGATCCGGCCGGGGAGCGACTTGAAGAACCGGGTCACGTCATCGATGACGCCGGCCGCCCCGTCCTTGATCTGCGTCCAGTGCTTGCCGATCTCCAGCGCCGCCACGGCGACCGGGCCGAGCAGGATCGCGAGCAGCAGCGGCCAGTTGGACTTGACCCAGCCGATCACCTTCTGGACCGCGGCGGCTATGTCACGCCCGGCGGTCTCCGCCGCCGAGGTCACGTCGTGCCACACGACGGCCGCCGCTGCCGAGATCTGCTTCCAGTACTTGACGATCAGCAGGACCGCGATGACCACGGCGGCGACGATCAGGCCGATCCCGAGGAGCATCACGGCGTTCGCGGCGACCCAGGCAGCGGCGGTGACCAGGGCCCCCGCGACGTTGGACGCGACGACCGCGGCCACCTTGACGGCCGTCTGCGCAACCCAGACGGCCCCCTGTGCCACCATGCCCGCCCCGGTGGCCACCCAGCTGGCCAGGGTCGTCGCGGCCCCTGCCACGTTCTTCGCGATGACCCCGGCGACCTGCGCGGCCTGCTGGGCGACCCACCGGGCCGCGGCGGCGACCTGCTGCCCGGCGGCGGTGACCCACGACCCCGAGGACTCCGCGGCGGCCGTCTCGTTCGCGGCCGCGGTCTCGGCGGCGTCGGTCTCCCCGGCTGCGGCGGCCTCGGCGGAGGCAGTCTCCTGCTCGCCGGCTGACTTCTCGGCAGCCGCCGCCGATTCCCCGGACGCCTGCTCCTGGGCGGCGGCGGCCTTCTTCGCGTCCGCCGCCTGGTCGTCGGAGGTCTTCTTGCTGAGGATGCCCATCTTCTGCAGGAGGCCGATGGCGCCCTTGACGGCGCTGCCTACGTCGTTCACGGCCGACTTCACGGCCCTGAACGTCTTGGCCGCCAGGGAGACCATCGCGACCGTCGCGGCCAGGGCGGTGACCCCGGCGAACAGGATCTCGGTCAGCTTCTGGTGCTTCGCGGTCCACTCGGCGATCGGGACGACGACCTTGCCGATCGCGGAGAACAGCCCGGTCACGGCCGGCAGCAGGGCGCTCCCGATCGCGATTCCAGTGTTCTCGACCGCGGTCTTCGCGGTATCGACCTTCTGGTTGAAGGTGCCCTGGATCTGCGCCCAGGACTGGGTCATGACGGCCGCGCCCTTGCCCTGCCTGGCGATGTTCGCGACGTTCTTCGCGAACACGCCGGCGTTCTCGCCGGTCAGCATCAGGGCCGTCTTCAAGCCGGTTTGCCCGCCGGTCATCTTCGCCAGCGCCGCGGTGTAGGTCTGGACGCCGGGCTGCCCGGAGGTGAGCAGGGAGTTGAAGCCCTTCGCCTTCCCCGCGGTAGTGGCGAACTGGTCAGCCAGGGTGCGGGCCTGCAGGCCGACGCCCTTGGTGGCCGTGTTGAACGTCTGGTAGGACGTCGACCCGGCGAGGTAGGCCTTCGCGACGCCCTGGATGCTCGCGGGCAGCTTTGACAGCATGAGCTGGGCGTCCTGGGCGGCGGACGTGCTCTGGTTGAACGCGTTCATGATGACCGTGCCGGACTTGCCCATGTGGCTGGTGATCGCCTGGGTCAGGGTGCCGATCGTCCCGGTCAGGCCCTTGGACCCGAGCTGCGAGGCGACCTTCTGGCTGCTCAGCCCGAGCTGCGCCATCTCGTTCGTCTGGACGGTGGTCGGGTTCTCCAGCGACGTGATGGTGTGGGCGAGGTCCACCGTCGCCTGCCGGGCGGACATGCCCTGGCTCGTCATGGTGGCGATCGCGCCGCCGACCTGGGCGAAGCTGATCCCCGCCTTCGCCGCGATCGGCGCCACCGTCGACAGGGAGGAGGCAAGGTCCTGCAGGCGCATGTCACCGGAGCCGGTCGTCGCGATGAGCTGCTCCATCATCGACGTGGACCGCTGCGTCGCGTTGGAGGCGTTCATCGAGCCGCCGTAGTAGGCGGTGAGCGTGCCGACGAGGGTCTTGGAAACGGTGTCGAGGTCCGCGCCGCCGACCTTCGCGCCCTCCGCGGCGACCTTCGCCACGTCGAGCCCCTCGGCCCCGTGCATGCCGGCGGACTCGATGTGGTACATCGCGTTCGTGATGTCGGTCGCGGACGTGCCGGTCGCCGTTGAGATCGACAGGATCCCGGCCCGCACCATCGCCAGGTTCTTCTGGGACTCGCCCGCGTCCGTGACCAGGTGCTGGGTCAGGGACTGGAAGTTGCCCGCCGCCTTGACCGCGACCGCGCCGACGACGCCGAGGCCGAGGGCGGTGATGCCGGCGACCTTGCCCATTGAGGCGAGGCTGATCCCGCCGGCCTTCGCGGTGTCCGAGACTGCGGCGGTCCCGGCCGCGGCCTCGTCGTTCTTCGCCGCGGCGGCGACCGCGGTGTCGGACTGCAGTTTCTGGGTGTCCGACAGGGCCTTCGTGGCGGCGGCGGACTCCCTTGACGCCGCGGTCAGGTTCTGGTTCACCAGGATGAGGCGCTCCTGGGTGGCCGCGTCCTCGTCGCCTGCCGCCGCCGCGTCCTTCTGGACGTCAAGGAGGGCCTGCTCGGCAACTGCCTGCTCCCGCATGGCCGCCGAGACCCGCGCGGACGCCGCGGCGACGCGGGCGTCGGCCACGTCGAGCGCGTCAGCGCCGGAGGCGGTTTTCAGCAGGGAGTCGTCGATCGAGTCCCCGGCCGCCTTCGCGGTGTCCGCCGCTTCCTTCGCCGAGTCGGAGAACTTGCCGAGGGACTCGTCGATCTTCGCGAAGACCTCGCTGGCCGCGTCCCTGGCCTCCAGGATGGCCAGGACGGTGAACGACTCAGCTCCGGCCAAGGGTCACCCCCGGCCTGGTGCCCTTGGCTAGCTGCCGCGCTTGCGCCTGGCGGCCTCTTCCCGCTGGAGCATGCTAATGATCAGCTGGTAGTCCGTTATCTCGCGGTGCGGCCGGGAGCGGGCGTCGTCGCGGGTGAGGCCGAGCTGCTGCCACAGCTCCCTCTCCCTCAGGAACTGCTGGAGCACTTCCGGTCCCGTCGCCCCCATCCGGATCGCCGCCGACAGGCTCGTCAGGAAACCGGGCGGCCTCGTCGGTGCCGCGGGTGCCGTTCTGCTCGTTGCACTTGTCGTAGACCTGCTCGAACACCGGGGCGGGCAGCCGGCCGACCGAGGCGCGGCGGGGGCAGTTCGGCGGGTACGGGTTCTGCCCGTGCCGCACCGGGACCGGGCCGGCGTCGAGCGGCAGGAGCACGTCGTCCGCGTCGGTGAGGTTCCACGAGTCGAGGCTCTGCACGATGAGCTCCCGCTGGAACGCCTGCACGTTCAGGTCCGCGTACTGGCTGTTCCCGTCGACCCGCTGCTTGTCCGCGCCCATCGCGGACTGCGCCCAGCCGAGCTCGGTAGACGACAGGCACTTCTTGACCTTGACCCACCAGCCGTCGCCGAGGTCGACGGTCTCGGTGCCCTCGTAGGCGGACAGGAACCCTGGCATGCACTGCCTCTCGTGCTCGTGAAATGAGAAAGCCCCGGGCGCCGGGCTCCGGGGTAAAGTGTGGCTAGTGTTCGAAAAGAGCTAATATGCTGTGGAAACGCCGTTCGTTACAACGGCTCCGACGGTGTACTGACTTCCGCCCGTGAGGGGCTTGCTCGCCTGGAAGGTCACGCTCGACATGATCACGTCCTCGAGCTTCACGTCATTTGCATACTTCGATATAGCTACCTGCGGCAGCGACAGCGCCACCGAGTACCCGCCGTCGCCCGGGTGGGCGAAGGAGATGTCCAGCGCCCCGAGCGTGCCGTTCTGCATCGTGGTGTAGTCGCCGTAGGTGCCGTTGTTCAGCGAGGACCAGACGACGTCGAACGACCCGGTGACCATGACAGTCACGGGGGTCAGGAAGCTCGGCCCGTGGAGGCCGGAGTAGGTGTAGGTCTCCTTGACGCCATTCTCGATGTCCATCGTGAAGTTCGTGATGTCAGCGCGGGCGTTGGAGTCGAAGGTCAGCGACGCCTCGGCGAAGACGAACGGGATCTCGTTCGTGACGCTGACCGCGGTCGGGCTGGTGAGGACCGCCGCGGACTGCCCCATGAAGTCGGCCGTCATGCTCACCGGCTCGTTGCCGACCGGGGCCTTGACGGTGAGCTTGTTGACCCGGCAGCCCGCGAACTGGAGGCTCTGGTACCCGCCGAGGTTCTTCTCCACGGTCAGGCTGGCGAGGGTGTTGGCCTGCGAGATCGTGTGGGTGTACGGCACCGCGCTGCCGGTAACGGCGTCGGTGCCGATCGCGGCCACGAGGACTTCCATGGCGTTGCTCGGGAACAGCGGCCCGTCGACCGTGCCGGCGAACTTCGCCTCGCCGTACATGTTGAAGACCTGCTTGTCGCGGGTGTTCATCATGAGGCCCGGGGAGAACCAGCCCGGGTCGGCTTCCATGGTGTTGCCGGTCATGGGCAGGAACGTGCTGGCGCTGACAGGCGTGCCGAACTGGGTCTCTTTGGCGAATCCTGTTGCACTGAGCGAGCCATAGCGTTCAGTTATGGTCGGATATGACAACTTGGCCTCCTAGACGCTCGCGGGCATGACTGAGGGCCGCGCGAGCGCGGCGGGGCGTGGGACTATGGCGCGGTGAACGAGACCGGATTCGTTGCGTTCTGGGCGGCGCGGCTGGACGACGACGAGCGGTTCGTCCGCGTCATGACTGAGGCGGGCCAGCGCAGGGCAGGCGACGCGACGCCGCGCGACATGGCGGACGCCGCCGCACTGGCGATGAACGTGCTCTCAGACCCGGCAGCGCGCGCCGAGTTCCTCCGCTGGCCCGAGAACGGGCTCCTGCCGCCCGGCGCCCCGGAGCGCACGCTGGCCGACATCGCGGCCGACCGGGAGCTCCTGGAACTGCACGACGAGGAAGACGACCCGGGGGAACTGCGCCACGGGCACTGGGAGGGTCACGGCAGCAACGAGCGGTGGATCAGGGACGAGCCGAACGAGTGCCCGGCCTGCCGTGAGGAAGTCCCCTGCCGTACCGCACGGATAAGGGCGGCGCGGTACGCGGGGCACCCTGAGTACAAGCCAGAATGGAAGCCGTGAGCATCCCGATCCGCATTGCCGTCCGGGTTGACTTCGAGGACGGCAGCCAGCACGAGTACGAGGTGCGCGGGCCTGACGCTGTGCCGATGCCGGAGGCGCCGCCCGGGACGTGGTGGCCCGAGTCCGTCACCACGCAAGGCGCGGCGGCCCGCATGATGCGGGAGCTGGAGCGGCAACGGGAACGCGAGTTCCTTCTCCGGCTGCTGCGTGTCGCGGCCGACGAGGACGACCTGGACCCGGCGGAGCTTGAGTTCGCCGTGATAACGGCCGGCCGCGGACAGGGCAGCTGCGTCGCCTACTGGCCGTGGGAGAAGGGCGAGGTCCTCGCCGTCCCGCTGGAGGACCTGGGATCCCGGGACCTGCGCGAGGGCCGGTCGTTCAGCAAGTACGACATCCGCGCGGAGCGGTTCGGCCGGGACTGGGAGGCGGCGAAGAAGCGCAGCGACGAGGTCAAGGCCGGCCCTGACGTTGACATGTTCGCGAGACCGGAAACACCGCAGTGACCCGTTACCGGCACTTCTACCTGCCGGGCGGCATGGTCCTCAGTGTCCCGGACCCCGGGGCCGGGATGACCTACGGGACCTTCTGCTCCCCGGTGCCGCTCTTGCCGCCCGGCGAGCCTGAGCGAGCGCGGCCGCCGGAGCGCCTGCCGCCGATTGTCTCCCCCTCCTGGCTGGCGCTCGCTTCCTCGCTCGCCTCGGGCTCAGGCTCCTCCCCGCACTTACACGGAGGGGCCGGGCACTCGCCCGCGTGCTCGATGTCCCGCCTGCGCATGAAGGACAGCAGCGCCTCGGCCGGGACGTCGAACTCACCTTGCGGCTCCACGTACCCGACGCCGGGCTGCTGGAACGTAGCGGCCTGCTCGCCGGTATAGCGGAGCCGGAACGTGTCACTCAATGACGATCGCCTCCTGCACTGCCCCGGTGAACCGCGAGAGGATCGCCGGGGTAACGACTTCCATCGCCTCCGCGGGGAAGTCGTTCGCCTTCGTCCCGGGGTGGTTGACGCTCTTCGCGAAGCTGACCCCGATGCCGCCAGAGCCCATCCACCGCAGCGCCTGGGCGTTGCGCGCCGTGATCACGTGCGGGCCCGTGCCGCCGAGGACGTAAGGCAGGTAGGAGGAGGTCCCGTAGAGGATCACCTGGGTCACGCCCTCGGACACCTCGGTGCGGGAGCCGATGCCCTGCCGCAGCGCGCCGGTCTTGAACGGCGCGCGGGCCTTCATGACGGCCTCTGCCATAGGGGCGACGCTCGCGGCCCAGGCGCCCGTGGCGGCTTCCCAGTCGAACTTGATGCTCCGGTCTGCTCCGGAGACCGTCATTGTCATGCTCATGCTTGGACCACCTCCACGACATCAATCCCGAAACGCTGTACGTACCAGAGCATCCGGGGGCCCGCGACGCTCCGCTCGGGCGGGTAGTCGCCGTCGAACGACTCGCCGATGGCCTGGATCTGCGTGTCCGTCTCGTTGACCTGGTTCGGTCCCATGGGACGGCCGGCTGCGTCAATGAAGAGCGGCATGACGGTAGTCATGAAGACCTTCAGTACCGCGTCCGTGATCTTGGGGAACGGCTCCTCGGCCATGGCCACGGCCGGCGTTGACATGTAGGCGACGTAGACGTCCAGGGTCCAGTCGAGCCTCATGAAGCCGGGCCCGCGGGGCGCGGTCTGCCGGCGGCCCTTCAGCCTGCCGCCCCACACGTAGGCGCGCGGCGCGGACATCTTCTCCACGACAGGCGGGGTAATCCAGGCTGTCAGCGGCCCGGGAACGCCGGCGGGCATACCGAGGCCGTCGAGCAGGCCCTTGCCGTAGAGCTGCAGGCTGTCTAGCATCAGGCGCTCACATCACCCTGCGGAAGTTC